CGCTAAAGTATGGAAACAACCTAGTTGAGTTAGACCGTTGGCAATTTACGCAGCCGATATACAGATCAATGTAAAAAATAAAGGCGACTTAAAAAAGTTAGAGAATCGTTTTAAGCAGATCAATATTGCCGCGGTTAGTTTAAATAAAACACTTAAAGGTCTCGGTCGTCGTAACGCTATAAAAGTAGATACCCGCGCTGCGATGTCAGCGATCAGCGCACTCGAAGCACGTATCCGTGGATTAAATAGAACAGTAAGAGTAGATGCGCGAACGTCTGGAGGTGGTGGAGATAGTGGTGGTATGTCCGGCGCGGCTATCCCATTAGCTGCGGGTGTTTTTGGAGGAGGAAGAAGACAACAGAAGCAAAGTGTAAAAACCAGAGACTTACTTGATATTGGACAGGGTGCTATGAGTGCCCACATTCAGAAGTTGAATCAAGATATAAAGCTGCAACAAAGTATTGTCGAAAATTATGGTGAGACGGCAAAGAGATCTCAAGATAAATATGCACAAGCAATAGAGAACGTAAACAAGCATCAAGCTACATCTAAAAAACAACTAAAAGATCTTGATAAAGTCATAAAAAATCAACCTTGGGCAAAGTTTTCAAAAGGCTTTTTACCAAAAACAGCAGGTGATAATTTTTTGAAATTTGCTACAGCGTATTTAAGAACTAACAGCAAAATAAACGACGAGATAACTAACACAAATAAAGAACTTGTTGATCAAGCAACACACCAAAAGAAAATAAACGAGGTAGCTCAATCAAATTTAAAAGGCCAAGAGAAAGAACTAAATTTTCGTAAACAGATTTTAAAAGCAACAGAGAAAGAACAAGATCAGACAATACAACGTGCCTTGATGTCGGATAGAGAAATCGACCTCCACAAACAAATTAATCAAGAAAAGGTCAAAGGCTTTAACGCTTTTTCACAACAACTTAAACATCAAGAGAAAATTAATGGAGAGTTACTAGCTGGAAGACAACCGGCAGAGGCTTTAACTAGGCAATTTGAAGCAGCAAAGAGAGCTACTAAAGATGCTTTCGGAAATGTAGTGAGACTAAGAGAAGAACTATCCAAACCTGCGCGAACAGGTGGGTTATTAGGAAGCTTTAAAGATTTAGGTAAAAAGGGAGCTATGGGAGCAGCAGGTAGAGGCGCGCTAGCTTCTTCCGCTTTAATTCCCGGAGTTGCGCCTTTAGCTGTTGGTGGATTTGCTGGCGCAGCCGGCGGCGGTGGTTTAGCAGGTGGAGCGATAGGTGTAGCCATTGCCGGAGCAGTAACAGGAGCAACCGCTTTCCTTGAATTTGCGAAGAGTGCAACAGTTGTTGCATCTGAAATGGATCGTATGAGAACGGCCTTATCTGGAGTTGTTCCTGATCAAGAAAGTTATAATACTTCGATTGAAAAAGTAACAAAATTATCTAATAAATATGGCATCTCTCAGAGAACATTATTAAAAGGATTTACGCAACTTCAAGCATCAGCAGATGCCGCAGGTTTTGATGTAAAAGAAACCGGTGATTTGATGGAAGGATTATTAGCTAGAACGCTGGCAAGTGGTAAAGGATTAGAAGAATTTAAGGGCGTTATGTTAGCCGCTAGCCAAATCCTGTCGAAGGGAAAATTACAAGCAGAAGAGGCGAGAGGCCAGATAGGAGAAAGGATTCCGGGCTTTATGGCTGATCTAGCAGCGTCGATGAATATATCAATGAAGGAATTAGATAAGGCGATGGAACAAGGTGAAGTTACACTCGAAGACTTCTTCAAATTAGGGGAAGATTTACTTAAAAATAATGAAAAGATAGCGACAAAACTTGCACAAAGTTATGCAAATGCGGGTCAAAGATTAACAACTGCGATGGAGAATTTACAGGCTGCGATGGGACCGGGTTTAAGTATCGCTGGCGCACAATTCCAGAGTTTTTCAGCAGATGTGATAAATGGTTTAACTGAGATGGCGAAGTCGGCTAATTCGAAGGAACTTCAGAGATTAGAAAGAATTATCGAAATAATGAACAAAGGTGGGCTACGAGGAAAGCTTATGGAGTGGACTCACGGTTCAAAAGACAAAATAGAAGAGCAGAGAAGCGTTATTAGTGGAGAGAAAATAATTGATGAGAGAGCTAGAAGAGAGAAAGCAGCTAAAGAAAAAGCCGATGCAGCCAGTTGGAATAAAATAGAAAAACAATTAAATTCACAGCTTCAGTACCAGAAAGACCTAAATGAGAAGGGTCAGGAGTATGCAGATACTCAAAAGATGATTAACGATCTTTTAAAGGATTTCCCTGATAAGAGTGAAGAAATTAATAAGCTAGTAAAAGCTCTTAAAGATGTTGAAAAGCAGGGTAAATCAACTAAAGCCGTATTAAACGATTGGCTAGATGAATTAGAGGAGCGATTAAAAGAATTGAAGAATCCGATGGAGCAATTCAAGACTTTAGTTGAAGCTGCGGGTGATTCATTCCAGTCTGACTTTAAGGAAATGATCAGAGGCACAATGTCTGTTGGCGATGCTTTTGTAAATATGTTCAACAGAATTGCTGATGCTTATCTAGACATGGTGGCCGAGATGATCGCCAACCAAGCAAAACAAAGATTAATTGGCTTTGTAGGCAATATCATTGGTGGTGGTATTGGTGGTGGTTCGGGTGGTATGTCGTGGAGTAGTTCAGTTAATGCTCCAAGTATGGGATACGGTTATGGGGATCTTAGTAGCTCTGTTTCTCAGTTTAAGCTCGCCAGCGGAGGCTATGTTGACCGTCCTACCAACGCTCTTATCGGAGAAGCGGGTCCAGAATATGTCTTAAGAGATGATCAAATGCAGGGAGCTTTAGCTCGTTATGCGTCGGGACAACGTGGTCAAAGCGTGATCCCCGGAAGTTCATATTCTGATCAACCTAGCGGCGGTGGAGGTGGTGTAACTGTTTCTTATACCGGACCTACACTTAACTTTAACGGTGATGAGTACGTACCTAAGTCAAGTGTTCCTCAGATCATTAATGCCGCTGCAAAACAAGGTGCTAGTGCAGGTCAAGCAAAAGCATTAAGTTCACTAAAGAACTCTAGAAGTGCAAGATCGAGGGTTGGTATATGACCGTCACAGCGTTAACGACTTTCATCAAAGTTATGGATGCCCAAGGTAACGTTCAAGACCGTTATCAAAATGCGAAGCGTGACAATATAGGGTCTCTCACAAATTCAGATAGTAGTAAGGACGCTACTTATGTAAAGCGTTCAGGCAACTCGATTTCGTTTAAGAGTGCTTCAGATACCAGTAATTCAGATTACTATTACTTACCTTTTATTTATCAAGGCGCAACAAAGAACCGTAGTGGTGACAACTTAGAAGCAGCTTTGGTTTTAGCGAACAATGCAGTAGCAATGAACAGAGCTAGAGAAGCGGTAACGAATAAATGGTCTATTGAAGTTAGTGTTTGTTTAGTTGATCCTTCTACACTCGCTCACCAAAGAACACTGACTACAGATAACTGGTTAGCCAGTGGCATGAGTTATGACACACAAAATATAGAGGTCATTCTTTCGTCAGCAATTGACGCGGTAGGTGCGGTATCTCCGAATCGAGTTTTGACTACAGATATGGTGGGTCACTTACCTACATCAGCGTCTATTAGAAATATTTGAAGCCACACCAGTTAGTTGGAATGCCATATCGCTTGGGTGCTGATCCTGAGAAACATGGCAGTGCAGATTGTCTTTCCTTAGCTAGGTGCGTCTTACGTTATTACGGAGTTAAGTCACCTGCTCCAACTAGAGAGTGGTATCGCAGATTGAAGAGTAAGGATTATGCAATCTTCAAAGAACAGTTAGAGTTATGGGGAGTTAGGGTAAAGCACCCTAAGATAAGAACCGTTGGACTATGTAGATCTGATGACGGTTTTGGACTATCTATTTACTGGGAGGGAGGATGGCTAAATTTTCAGAAGATATTCGGAGAGTCGGAGGTGGTATGGAGCCCCGCCGAGGCATTAGAACTCGAAGGTCTTTATTACCCCAAGAAGCAGAACTATGTAATTTCATCGGTCTAAGCGAAGACGAATATTTCCACTTTCTTGACTTAACTGAGTCGCATAACAATAAGCGAGCTAAGGCATACGATTTAGTACCCGATATTGTTAATGCTGATGTCGCTCTTCAATTAGCAATCGCAATTGTTGTCGGCATTATCCAAAACATGCTGGCTCCCAAGCCAAAAGCACCGAAGACACCGCCATCATTAACAACAGACGCAGCTAGTGGACCTGCTAGATACGCACCACAACAGGGTTTTGACTCAGTACAAGATTTAGCCAAGATTGGTGAAACAGTACCTTTAGTCTTTGCTAATAGAAGTAATTCGGAGACGAATAGTTACGGGGGAGTACGTGTAAACACAAGACTGCTCTGGTCTCAAATGAGAAGTCTTAGCACTGGACAGCAATTAAAAGCGATATTCATGCTATCGGGAGGAAGACTTGGAGTAGAGCCAGAATTTTCTGGTTATGCCCTCGGTGATACAACCTTAGAAAATTACACCAATGCGAAACTAGCTCTCTATGCAAATAAAAATGGAGGCCGTTTAACCGAGAGTGATCGTTATGATGAAGGAACTTTAGAGCAAGAAAAAGACCGTAATAATAGTGAAACGACTGATCCATTTTCAGTTGATTGGGATCCTTCTAACGGTTTTAGTAGTCAAGTATTTTCGGGAGCAAGATCACCCAGTACACAAACTCAATTTGGAGCTTTTTCTCCAATGAGTAATGCAATGGCATATCGCGTTACTTATGAATTGGTTTTAAAAGGTAAGGATCTGAGTGATGAGAATAAAGAAGATATTGATACTAAAAGAGCAAAGCTAGAGAAGATGTTTCCTCGTTATGCCTGTATTACCAAGGCCGTAGATAAAAATGGGACTTCAAAGACAAATAATTTTGAAACAGATGATGTAATTACATACAAGATTACAAATCTAGATCCTAGAGAAGAATATGAAGGTGATTATGAGCCTTGGGGCGTTGAGGACGTAAAAAGCGGAGTGGATTCAGACAGAACTAATGCTGATACAAGCTTGGCAGTCGGTGACTTGTATCTATTAGGGGAAGCTTTAGCAGTAGCAACTAAAATTACGTACACATCTAATGAAGAAAACGGTTTATGGCTACCTAAACCTAAGACTGAAGTTGAAGTGGAGTTTAAGGTTGTTGAAGGAGGTGAGATTGATATAAAACCTAATGGTCTTTTAGATGTTAATTACCCTTTTGAAGTACTAATACCACAGAGAGCTGCAATCGGAACTGTCACTAATACCCGTACATGTGACGCAACAGAGATAGGAATTAAGTCAGAAGTATGGAAGCAAATCTCGGGGTTTCCTAATGTTAATAGTCATCCGGGTCATATAAAGTATGACGAGGTCGGTGTTGTAAAAGACTACGAAGATGACAACGGAAATATACAGCTAGGGCAAATTTCTAAATATATAAACCGGTTAAGTTTCTTTCGCTTATTTGGTCGTGCCGCTGGTGATACTTCCGATAACTCTTGGGTACTACTAGATGGTGGTGTTCCTTTTTGTGTTAAAGGAAATACACCACAACCCCAATACAATTTTATTCGCATTAATCATAAGTTTTTAAGTGATCACCAATATGAATTTAGGCTTGTTCCTTACCCCGGTAATTTAGTTAAGAAAAGGTTTATCGGAGAGTATATACGGCTTTTACATAAAGATAAGTTGGCGAAAGTTGATCCGGTAGCACAGATAAAAGGTGATTCTCTTGAAGTTTATTATTCAGGCGACTTATATAGATTAGAGGGAAATAGGGCTACAAATCCAGAATGGTATTTAGGTAATCTGCCCGATGACTTAGACGGTACTTCTACATCTGGAATAACCACAGGTTTCGAGGCTACGGGGTTTTTATCGATACCTTCTGTAAATGGGTATATAGAAGACGGTAGAGAGTACGAAGATGATGGTGATTATGATATTTATGAATGCGTTTTGTTTTGGTCGCCTAGTAACGATCTATATAGGATTACTTATCAATGGCACAATAGTTATGTAGGAACTGTCAGCGGAAGCTTAAACGATTCTGATACCCCTAATCCAAACAGTTTTGCTAATACGACTCAGCATAGTGTATTTAAAAAGGGATATAGGTATAGTCCCGGTAATCTTGTAGACAGTAGTGGCAACTATTACCGCTATGAAATAGTAAGGGGTATTCCGGCTGTGACAGACGGAGGAACAATGGCAGTTCAAACTGTTTCTCTAAACGCAACAGAGGGTAATACCGGTACAGGATTAACGATTGATGTAACGGTTTATCTAACCTCTCAAAGCGGAGCTTTCCCCGCCACTTGGAAAATCAATACACCCGGAACGGGTTATACAGATAATGCTTATGTCTCATTTACGTATAACGTACCCGGCGGTGGCACTCAAACTTATGTAGGAAGAATGTACACAGAAGATTCTTCTCTTGTTTCAGATAGACCGTGGCCCGCAGGAAATAACCTAAATCCGTTTGATGCTATATCTGATTTTTACTTATATGACGCAGAAAGAAGTAGCCACTTAAATGGTCCTGAGCATGAGATAGTAGCGGTCAATGAATTAGTGCAGACAGGTGGAACCATTACATATAAAGAAGGTGATTTTGGTATAGCTCTTGCTGGTTTAAGAATTAATAGCTCGAAAGAATGGTCTAATTTTTCACAACTTTCTGCATATATTAAGCGCGGTATTCTTGTAGAGGATCTTTATAACAACCCCGGAGACACACCCACTTTAAATAAGAGATCTTCAAATCTATTTCCTGAAATAGCATATTACTTACTAACTTCTACAGAAAACGGCGCGGGTAATTTAGTAGGTGCGACAAGTGTAGAGAGATCAGATATGGCGAAGGCAGCAAAGTTTTGTGCAGCTAATGGGTTTTATTGGGATGGAGTTATCACAGAGAAGCAGAATTTAAGAGAGTTTATTTTTGAGCAAGCCTCTTATTGCTTTTTGGATTTTGTAATACTTGGAGGAAAGTTTAGTTTAAGGCCAACTGTACCTATAACCGGTACACATCAAATTGACTTCAACGCTACACCGACAATTAGCGCACTTTTCACAGACGGAAATATGCGTGATTTAAAAGTGGCGTGGTTAACCCCCGAGGAACGTCAGTTATTTACAGCAAATGTCATTTATAGAGAGGAGAAAGATAACGGCTTCCCTGAGACAAAGCTGTATTCAACACGTCTTAGATCTGGTAGTGCTAGTGATCCTATTGAGACTTTTGATTTCTCTAATTTCTGTACTCGGGTAGATCACGCCGTATGGTTTGCTAAGTACGCTCTTAAGGTCAGAGAGTTAGTGGACCATGGCATAACTTTCCAAACCACACCTACAGCAGCGGCGGGTTTACAGCCCGGTCAGTACATCAGAGTTGTAAGCGAGGCGACCCATACCAGTCGTTTTTCTAACGGAAGTATTTCCAATGATGGAAGTATTCAAAGTTCTAGACCTGTAACGAATGGCATGTCTATTTATTCATGGAAACCCGGAGACGATGATGTTACCTCAACAGAATTGTATATAGCCAACGGTAAAGCAACCAATTCAAGTCTGTTTGGCTGTGTGTTTACCCAAAATCAAACCGAGACAACTTCTCGTTGTTACAAAGTTGAGGAGATAACTTTTGATGATGAAGGGTTTATTGAAGTAGCGGGTTCTTATGTACCGTTAACGTCCACAGGAACATTAGAGGTCTTAGAATGGAGTAACCAGTTTATTTAAGATGGGCATTATAACTTTTCCACTGCACAAAGCACCTTCTAGTAGATCGTTTGATATTGGTAGCTATCCAGAGGAAGTATTTGAAGCACAAAATGGCGCAAAGACCATTTTAAGGTACGGCAACAAGAGGATTAATGCGAAGCTTGATATTAGCTTTAAGGGTTTAACAGACAGTGAGACGGTTTCTATTCTCGAAAACTACACACAGATCAATAGTACGGATACCGAATATTTATCTTTTGAAACTGATAATCTCTGGGCTGATACAGACTATGGTCCTTTTATAAGTTATACAGATATGTATTCACCTAAGATGGATGGGATGAAGTGGAGATATAAGGAACCTCCTAAAGTTACGACCACATATAAAAATTTCCATAATGTTCGCTGTTCTTTTGTAGGTTGTCAATATGGGAGTTAGTATGTAAGCAGCAAATCTAACTAAGTTAAGTTGTGGCATTTTTCTCTGGTAAGGACGGCGTACTAAAAATTGCTGGCACAACAGCGGCAAAAGTACAAAACTGGACTTACACATCTAATCAAGAACTTCTAGATGTCACGGCATTGGGAGATACAGATAGAAGACAAGATTACGGTTTAAGAAATGGAACGGGGTCGTGCCGCATTTTCTATTACAGAACTAGTGCTAGTAGTAAAGGTGACGCATCTACATTGCTTAATAAGGTTATAAAAGGTCGCTCGGCTAATAATGCTGTAACTGCTGACCCTGCCGAGACAGTTAAATTAACGCTTGGTTTTATGGATGGTACGACTGAATGCTCGCTTAGTTTTGATGCGATGATCTCAAGCGCAGCTATTACCAGTGCTCAGGGTGATGTGATGTCAGCCGATATTAGTTTCCAGACTACAGGTCCGGTACACGAAAATATGGGCTTATAAATTGTGCCTGTTTATCTGGGAGAAGGTGGTTTTGTAGAGTTAAAACGCTCGTCAATGGATAAGGCGTTGAGTGCGACCTTAGTACCTTCGGATGTCAATGTAAGTAGAAAAAGATTTTCAGTTGAACAAGATTTAGGAAGTTTAATAACTGGTGATCGTCTTGCTATTGCAACTAAGGACGGTTCAGATCTGCGGTTGGTTTCTGGACATAATTATCCTGATGGAGCTTGGTATATCAATATTGATCCAGTCGGCGGCATTCGTTTGTTTGATAATTTTGGTGCTGCAATTGATGGTAAAAAGTCAGAAGCTTTAACACTCATTGATCCAACTGATGCGGCTTTGGAATCTAATCAGGAAATAACAATGCAAGTTAAAAATACGCAGTACCGACCTTTAGCAAGAGTCAGAGAGTTTGAATTCACTACCAGTAGAGAACAAGTAAGAGTTGACTCACTCGGAGAGCAATTTAAAAGAAGCTATGAAGCTGGATTGATTGCAGGACAAGGATCTATGACTTGCCTTTGGGAAAGTCGTTATGCAATAGATGATTATGAAACCCGCTTACCAATTAAGCCTGAGTTTTCCTTTTATCTTGCCTCTCTGATTCTTAGGCTTCAACAGGGTTCAGACTTTCTAGGGCGTTTCTTTCTTAACTTAGATAGTTACACCTCTATACGAAATGTCTGGTATGAGTGTGAAGCTCAGATTACAAATTGTTCTATGCGTGTAGAGCCCTCTCAGGCTATAGAAACACGAATAGAGTTTGTTGCCTCTGGTGATTTTAGTTTGAAATTAGGCTCCCTGCCTTCCTACTTATTACAAGAGGGAAGTGACTATCTTCTAATTGATCCTGACGGTAGCAAACTATATCTAGAAGACGAAGCAGACTAAAAGCGATAACTTAACTTATATTAGTTACAAGGTAATTAGGGTAAAGTCTTGGCCGATCTAAAAATTAGTCAACTGCCATCGCTTGCAGAAAGTGATATAGCGGCAGGTGATGAACTAGCTGTAGTTGATACCAGTGCTAGTCAAACATCGAAAGCGACTGTAAAAGCCATCTTAGAAAAAGGCTTTACTCTCGTAGATACGGGTTCGATACCTTCTACTGCTTTAGCTGGTATTCCTAGCAGTAGCGTCACCTCAAGCTCGGTAGTTAACGGAGCAATTACATACGACAAGCTAAATTCCACTCAGATTGCACGTGGTTTAAATGTAGATACATCAGCGGGGAATATCGGGATTTCAAATAGCGTTAATGCCGGAAGTAAAGCAGGAATAGTATTTAACCAATATGGACTAATAACAGGAACACAAAATATTCCTAGTGCTGACCTGCCTCTTAGTACACCTTCTTCTGTTGGCGGTGTTTCTGTTTCAACTGGTTTAGCTATTAATGGTGCAGGTGCTTTATCTATATCTCCCGGTGGTGTCACTTATGACATGCTTGACTCTGCTGATGTAGGCAGAGGTCTTTCTATTGATAGCAGTGCAGGGAATATTGGGATTTCAAATAGTGTTAGTGCTGGAAGCAAAGCAGGAATTTCGTTCAACGCACAAGGCTTAATAACCGGTGTAAGTGCATTAATTCCCTCGGCTGACTTGCCTAAAGCTGGAACAAGTACATCAGCAATTGGTGGAGTATTCGTTGCGAGTTCTGGTAGTGGACTGACTTTAAACTCAACTACTGGTGAACTTAAAGTCGATCCATCTGGACTAACCGCAGCTCAAATTGGGACAGGAGCTGTAGGGACAGCGAATTTGGCAAGTGGGGCTGTTACTGATATCAAAGTCACAGACGTATCAGGTGCAAAACTCTTAGCAGGTACAGTTTCATACGACAAGATCGATGCGAATGACATAGGTAGAGGGTTATCTGTTAGTACATCTGCGGGAAATATAGGACTCTCGAATAGTATTAGTGCCGGAAGTAAGGCAGGAATAACCTACGACCAATACGGTCAAATTACCAGTGTCAGTGCTTTAGTGCCATCTAGCGATCTACCGATAGCTAGTTCAACTGCTTTAGGTGCGGTAAAAGTTGGATCAGACCTCCGTATAGACCCGGCTACTGGAGTTCTTTCTATAGATACAGATGGAATAGATCAGAGTAACTTACAGGATAATTGCGTAGGAACTACGGAACTGGCAGCGGGAGCTGTAACTAACGACAAAATTAGCGGGGTCTCGGGAGCAAAAGTAACAGCAGGGACACTCTCACCTAATGCTTTAAATAGTGCAAACGTCACTAACGGTTTAACTATCTCAAGTGGAAATCTACAGATAGATAATTCCGTGTCGGGAGGCTCCTCAAGTTTTGCAGGAATAAGCTATTCGGCGGCGGGTTTAATTACCAGTGTCAGTGCTTTAGTCCCATCTAGTGATCTACCGATAGCTAGTTCAACTGCTTTAGGTGCGGTAAAAGTTGGATCACAATTTATTATCGACGGATCTACTGGAATTATTTCTATAGCTACAAATCAAATATCTCAAAACTATTTATCTGATGATAGTGTGGGCTCCAATGAATTAATAGCGGGAGCTGTTGATAATACCGCTTTAGGTACAAATTTAAGCGGTGCAAAAATATCAGATAATAGCTTGCCTGCGACGGCAATAGTAACAGCAGATTTAAATAGAAGTATCAATATATCAGCCAATAAATTAGGCATTAATAATGCTGTGACAGCAGCCACCCACTCAGGAATTAGCTTCAATAGTGAGGGCTTAATCACCGGTACATCTTCAATATTAGGTACAGAGTTACCTATAGCTGGTACATCACTTGGCGTTGTTTCTGTTGCGAGCAACTCGGGTTTAGCTGTCACCACCGGAGGTGCTTTAAGTCTTGCGACAACAACTAGCGGTCAAACAATTAATGGTTTTGTTTATAACGACTTTGGACAAATAACAAGTGCCTCAAGTTTATCTAGTACAGATTTACCGAAAGCCTCAACAACTGCGATTGGTGCGGTCAAGATTCCTACAAGTAGTTCACCATTGGCTGTTGACGCATCAGGAACACTTTCTATTGCAGCCAGTAATGTTGTAGCCGGATCAAATTACACAAAGTTTGACGTTAACGCTCAGGGTCTTGTAACTAACGCATCAAGTCTCACGGGTTCTGACATTCCCGCCCATAGCGCGAGTTTGCTTACCAGCGGAACATTACCTATAGCTCGTATAGGTGCTAATGCGATTACTGCCTCAAAAATTGCAGACGAATGTACGACTCTGTTCGGTGGGCCCGGATCTACAAGTAATATCGTCACATTTCCGCAGGCATCCTTTAAAGGGCAGCGATTCTGGGATGATTTTAATAATGATGAATATATCTGGACAGGATCAAGTTGGGCTGCTGTCACCATCACATCAGGCGATTTAATTTATGGTGGAACATACGATGCTTCGAGTGGGCAGAACGTAGTTAAGTCAGTTACTACCGCAGGTGCAGCCGCAGGATTACAAACAGGAACCGGTCTTCCTGTAGCTAGTTCGACAAATATACGAGTTTATGTTGTCGTTTCTGATGCTGGAACAGGTTCAGGGAATGCTCCGTCTGTAGCTTTAGCTCCACCTGACATGTTGGTTAGTAATGGTGCTAGTGCGTGGGATCTTGTCGATGTCTCGAATGCCATTGCTGGTCAGTCAGCTTCTAATATTTCTGTCACTCCTTATCAAAACCTTAATTCAACAAATGTTCAGGCAGCTTTGCAAGAGTTAGAAGATGAGAAAGTCAGTAAAGCTGGTACAAGTACAGTTACGGGCACTTTAGAAATAGGAACAACAGGGGTCTTTAGATTTGAAGGCTCAACTGAGAATGACTATGAAATACGACTCAATTCTGCTGATCCTCTATCGGCTGATCGTGTTCTGACACTACCTGATGAGGATGGAAATCTAGTTTCAACTGGATCGTCTGGAGTTGTGACCAGTGCGATGGTCTCGAATGATTTGAGTAATTCCAACATTGCTTCCGGGGCAGCTATTTCTTTCACAAAGCTAGCCACACTTGCAGATGGAAATATTTTAGTTGGTAATTCCTCGGGTCAGGCTGCAAGCGTCGCGATGACCGGCGATGTTGCTATTTCGAATAGCGGAGCAACAACAATACAACCTTCATCTGTTGTTGATTCAATGATTAGCGGTACTATTTCTGCATCGAAGTTACAGGCTGGAACTACATCAAACGCGGGGGTCTTACAGCTAGTCGATGCTACTGATAGTTCTAGTACAACCCTTGCAGCGACAGGAGCTAGTGTTAAATCTGCCTATGATCTTGCGTTCCAAGCTGACACGACAGCATCAGCCGCCGCTGCCAAGAGTGGAGATACTTTTACAGGCAATGTCATTATTTCTGACGCGAAAGAGTTGAGATTTGGCGAAGTAACAGCAACCGGTTCTAACTACATATCCTTTAAAGCTCCAGATTCTATAGCTAGTGATATTTCATTAGTGTGGCCTGATACTTCTCCATCTCCCGGTCAAATATTAAAATCTAATGCGTCTAACGCTAATCAACTTGAATGGAGTAGTGATGCAATCGACGTAGCGGCGGCAAATCTTACCGGTACAACGATGGCTTCCAATGTTGTTACCAGTTCACTAACGACAGTCGGAACTCTCGGATCATTAACTGTTAGCGGAACAATTTCAGGGGATGTAACAGGTGCTCTTACGGGAAATGCAGATACAGCTACGACACTAGCTACGGCTAGAGCAATTAACGGAGTTTCTTTCGATGGTTCTGCTGATATTACTGTTACCGCAGTGGCTTCAACACTTACCGGTACTTCATTAAACTCTTCAATTACGGGGTCTTCCTTAACTTCAGTCGGTACTCTCGTCAATCTAACAGTTACAAATACCATTTCAGGTTCTATTGATGGAACAGCAGCATTAGCAACTGAATTTACGGTTACAGCTAATAACTCAACAGATGAAACTGTTTATCCTTTGTTTTCTGATGGAGCAACAGGTTCTCAAGGGGCTGAGACTGATACAGGTCTTACATATAATCCTTCAACGGGATTACTTACTAGTACAGGTTTTGCAGGAGCATTAACAGGAAACGTAACAGGTAATGTTTCTGGGTCTTCCGGTTCATGTACAGGAAATGCTGCAACAGCAACAAAACTTGCTGCAACTGTAGATATTAACGGTGTTGCTTTTGATGGATCGGCGGCAATAACAGTAACAGCAGCAGGCTCAACTTTAAGCGGTTCAACTCTTGCTAGTGGAATTACAGGATCAAGTCTTACTTCTTTAGGAACTCTTTCTTCCCTAACAGTTAGTGGGAATATTTCCATGACAGGCACCGGAGTACTTGATATACCCGCAGGTACAACAGCACAAAGACCGGGATCTGCTGATACAGGAATGTTTAGGTATAACACAACCCTTGATCAGTTTGAAGGTTACTCAGCTACTGGATGGGGAGCTATTGGTGGTGCGGGTGGTTCTGCTACAGGTGGAGGTACTGATGAGATATTTATTGAAAACCAACAAACAGCTACAGCGTCTTATACCTTGAGTACAAATGAAAATGCGGTAACAGTAGGAGACTTAACTGTAAATAATGGTGTAACGATTACAATACCTAATAATGCGATTTGGGTGGTGCTTTAAATGCCAACTTACGGAAAGGTAAAAGTCAATACAATTACGTATGACTCATCTGGAACAGCAGTCGATTTAAATGTTTCGGATCTTGTTGCGGCTGCATCACCAACTTTCACAGGGACAATTACAGGAGCGAATTTAGTACTGAGTGGCGATCTGACTGTAAATGGAACGACAACGACGATTGATACAACAAATTTAGATGTAGAAGATAAAAATATAACGCTAGGGAAAGTTTCAAGTCCTAGCGATACGACTGCCGATGGAGGGGGCATAACTTTAAAGGGCAGCTCCGACAAGACATTTAACTGGGTTGATTCAACAGACTCTTGGACAAGTTCAGAAAATATTGAAGTTGCGGCTGGAAAAGTAATTAAAGACGACAAAGGAAATTTAAGGTCTATACCTCAAAATGCTCAAAGTTCTGCTTATACGATTGTTGCTTCTGATGCAGGAAAGCATATTTATATTTCTACAGGCGGTGTAACTTTTGCCTCTGGTATCTGCTCAACTGGTGATGCAATTACGATTGTAAATAACAGTGCTTCTGATCAAACAATTACATGTAGTGCAGTAACGATGTATCTAGCGGGAGATACAACAGCTAAGACTTCTTTAACCTTGTCAGGTAGAGGCATGGCTACATTTTTATGTACTGCTAGTGATGTTTATTACGGATCTGGAGGTGGTTTAGCGTAATGCCTATTCAACAAATGATGCTAGGTGGTGGTGCAGGTGGCGATAATATTGCTATTCAATTCAAAGTTTATGGTGCGGGAGGTGGTTTAGGTTCGGCATACTCAGGAACTTCAGATAGTCATAGCGGGGGAGATGGTGGATATACTCAAGGAACATTTACAGTAGTACCAGCAGGTACGGTATTTTATATCGTAGTGGGACAAGGCGGGATTTCTCAGACTCCCGGTTCAAGAACATATAGATATAACGGCGGTGCTGTAGGAAGTAAGGGTGGTTTCTACGGCGGTTCTGGTGGAGGTGCCACACATGTCGCACTTGTTACTGGAGAACTATCGAGTTTAAGTAGTCAAACAAACCAAGTTATTCTTGTAGCTGGTGGTGGCGGTGGTGGTGGTAATAATTCAATAGGTGGTGATGGTGGTGGTACAAGTGGTCAGTCTGTTTCTGGTTCTTCACAGGGACAGTTTATGGATAGAACTGGTGGTGCTGGTGGTACGCAAATCGGTGGTGGAGTTTCGGTTGGATCTGGTGCAGTGAATGGAAGTTTTGGGAAAGGGGGATATACAGTAGAAAACTTAAATGGTGGTGGCGGTGGTGGTTGGTATGGGGGTGGTGGCTATCAAAACTCTACGGGAGGCGGTGGTGGTTCTGGCTATGTCAGTACACAAAGTTTTTCTTGGGGTTCTCTTACGAATACACTCAATCAACAAGGTAATGGTAAAAGCGGGGGTATAGATAATGGTGGACCACCCGGAGGAGGAAGTGGACCGTCGAATGGTACTCCCGCAGAGAATGGTCAAGTTCTTGTTTACCGCAACGGAGTTTTAGATACAACTTTTAACTACACTGGCTCAGTCCAAACATTTACTGTATAAAGCTTTATCATTATTGAAAGGCTAAACTACTAACAACCAAGATTGAATTATGTCTTACGGAGATTTAAAAGTAAATAACCTGATATACGACGCAGGCTCAGGAGAGGTTACAAAAGCTATTAGCGATATACCTCAACTTACTTCTCCGATATTTACGGGAGATATAACCATTAATGCTCAAGGTGATGTTCGTTTTGCTGATGCTGACTCAAGTAATTACATAGCTTTCCAAGCACCTGCAACAGTAGCTTCAAACGTAACTCTTACTTGGCCCAGTGTTAGCCCTACCGCTAATCAGGTTTTAAAAGCGGATGCTTCGAGTCCTACAACATTAACTTGGTCTTCTGATACAGGTGTAGCTGCCAGTGGTGGAACCTTTACGGGCAGTGTCACCTTTGAAGATGCAATTAATGAAACTGTTTTTGCTATAACTGATGCAGCCAGTGTTGCGTTAGATCCTGATAATGGCTTAGTTCAAACGTGGACATTAGGAGCCAGTCGAACAGCAACAGACTCATTAACTACAGGACAATCTATGCAGCTAGTTGCCGTGGCTGGGTCTTACGCTATAACATGGCCCACGATGCAGTGGATTGGTGGTTCAGCTCCTACTTTAAGTTCTTCTAGTACAACAGTAATTGAGTTATGGAAAGTCGGATCTGTACTCTATGGAGCTAGCATTGGAGATCCGTCGTAACCATGAGAAATCATTATGTAAGAGCAGCAGCAGGTGGCGAGGGGAACAATGTAGAAGATTTTTTTGGAGCTGTTACATACACTGGTGATGATGGAACTGATAGAGCTATTACAGTAGGTTCAGGGATTAATTTTGCAACTCACGGTGGAATGGTATGGATAAAAAACCGTGATGTAAGTGCGGGTCATGTACTTCAAGACACTGTAAGAGGAGATGGCCCCCTTAAAAGGCTTGATTTAAGTACTGCTAATAAACAAGATTTTGCAAGCACAGGGGGTCACATAAATTCTTTTACAAGTTCAGGTTTTAAAGTAGATGTGGGTACTAGTAGTGATCAACAGACAAATGAAGAGACAAATAAAAATGGTCGTGATTATGTAGCTTATGGTTTTAGGAAGAAGGCAGGTTTTTTCGACATCCAAACTTGGACTGGAAACAGCACTAGTAATAGACAAATTTCACATGACCTAGATAGCGTTCCAGGTGCTATTTTTGTGAAAAATATCACTTCTAATTCAAATAATTGGTGGGGGTATCACAGGAAAATAAATGCTAATGGTGGCAACCCCGCAGAAGACTATTATTTAACTCTGAATGCGATGAATAGCAAAACAAACACTGTAAACGCATGGATTGACACTGCTCCAACTTCAACTCATTTTACTATTGGAGCGCAATCTGAGAACAACCTAAATGGTCAAACATATATTGCTTATATCTTTGCCCATGATGATGCTCGCTTTGGTACGTCGCAAGATAAAGAAATAATCAAATGCGATTTTTATTGGGGAGCCACTGCTGGACAAACTGTCAATCTTGGATGGAAACCACAGTTTTTATGGATCACAAGACCAGATGGCACTCGAAACCGCTGTGTTTTTGACTTAGCAAGAGGTATTCCAGCAGGTACCTATAACACCCCACGTATTCAAGCAAATAGAGCTAATGCTGAAGATACTGATAATTATCTAAATGTGACATCTACAGGGTTTACATTACCTCCTTACTCAACAAACACACAAGATGTAAATCAAAATAACGGAGTCTTTATTTATATAGCTATTAGGGAGACGACATAATTGTTGTCTATACTAAAACCAGTATTTAATTAATCATGGCTGAATATAGAAGACGCTCTGATGGATTACTTGTAGATAGTGTTCATGCGTTAAAGACCGCTAGTCCTAATGTAAGTTTTCCTGATGATCTAAAAGAAGCCACCTTGAATGGTGTGGGGTGGGACGTTGTGCAAGAGGAATCAAAACCAACAACAACTGTTTACCAACAAGCAGTGAGAAATGGTGCAGTACAAGATGACATTGGTAGATGGAAACAATCATATGAACTAAAAACACTTGATAAAACAACTGTTGATAATGAAAAAGCTGTAGAGATTAGAAATGAAAGAGATCTATTACTAAAAGAAACTGACTGGACTCAAAGTAGAGATGTCACCTTATCTAATGACGCTGACTATAAAACCTATAGAGAAAACTTAAGGAATTTACCGACTCAAAGTGGCTTCCCTCATAACGTTGTATGGCCCACTAAACCATGAGGAACCATTACGTTAGAGCAGCAGCAGCAGCATCGGCAGGAGGTAACTATGTAACTGATAATTTAGTCTTTCATCTAGACGCTGCAAACACTAGTTGCTATTCAGGTAGTGGAACAACGGTTAATAGTTTAGTTAATAACCATACGAATGATCACTTTGGAGATATGCAATGGGACAGTGATAGTGGTGGAAATACAGGCGGCTATTTCTATACAGATGGTACGCAAACTTCAACCTTGCAATTTCCATATTCAACAGATTTTGAGATGATGCAATATTCTTCAGGAGGGTCAACCGCTGAAGTTACAGATTATTCGTGGGAGTGGTGGTGGTATGGAGACAGCAGCCCAGGTAGTGCTGGTAATGTTTGCCCACATTTTGCTTTGAATTGGAGGGATGGTAATTCTGTCGAGGGGGTTTTAGATACAGGGGGGCAGAACACTCAATATAAAGGTTGTTATATGTTATATAGAAATCAGGATAAGGATAGGTCACATTTTAGGGACGGGAGTAATGCCACTGGTGGAAATGCTCTAGGTAATAGCTATGCTGCTTTACTAGAGGAACACACATGGACTGGCTCAAAATGGCAGCACTATGTTTTAACAAAGACAGCCAATACTGGCTCTGCTAATAATTGGAGTTGGTATAGAGACAATAGAACCGCTATTAATTATAATCAAACATTTTCTACTCTTTATCACAATACTTCCAAAAAATTATTAATCTTTTCTGAGTGGGGAAGTGGTAACCGTTTTGATGGAAGACTAGGTGTTATGCGTTTTTATCAAGGTAAAGCTTTAACAGCAGCAGAAGTTGAACAAAACTATGATGCAGAGAAGTCAAGATATACTTAGCATAAGAACAAAGTCTTTATCATGTACGTCAAATTAAAAGACAACGCTGTTGAAAAATTTCCTTATTCAATAGGCGATTTAAAGAAAGACAATCCAAACGTCTCGTTTCCTAAAGTATTTTCATCTGAAATAATGGCAACCTTTGGGATTGCTGCTGTCACAGTTGAAGAGAAGCCTTCTTTTAATTCAGTAACACAAAAAGTTTCACAAAAAACAACACCTGAATTAAGTGATGGCAAGTGGGTATTGAAATGGGATACAAATAGCAAAGCTCAGTCTGTTATTGATACAGAAAAAAGTGATCAACAAAATAGTATTAGAAGAGAAAGAAACACTTTATTATCTCAATCTGACTGGAGTATTAACAGTGATAGCCAGTTAACTGAGGATGAAGTAACGAAATGGAAGACATATAGACAAGCGTTGAGAGACTCAACATTGCAGACTAGTTTTGCAGGTTCTTCTACTGCCTTACCTTTTGTTAGCTGGCCTACAAAACCAGCAACTACAACCCCACAACCTGATCCAGAAGACGTAATATAATTAACTTGGTTGGGTTGTATTTACTCAATTACGTATATAATTAACTTACCTATATACTTCCAATGGCAGATTTAAACCAGCTTGTTCAACAAAGAGCAAATTTAGCAAAGCAATACAACGAAGCTCTTGAGAGATACCAGAAAGCAGCCGACGTAGAATTGCAGGCCATTCAAAAGGACAGAGTGGATAACCAAAAGCAAATTGACGAGATTTTAAATAACAACGCTGGTCTTCCAGATGCTTAAGATCCTTACCTTCATCAACACTGCCGCGCTTGTCGCGGCTGTTGGTGGTGGGGCTTTTGTTTACATGAAGAGAGCCGACTATGTAAACGACATGATTCTTACTGTCCAAGATCAGGTCATTAGGAACATGCAAAGCACAATTAAAACACCCAAGCTTCCTAGTAATACCGGTTCTGTTTTACCTTTCTAATGATCCAGTTTAAGTCATTTAATGGTCTTACTTCTTTAGTGCTAGGCGGTGGTTTGATAGCGACTAACTTTATGAGCTTAAATATGCTTGCTCGTAAAGACTCCGGCATCCCTGATATAGCAAAGCTTTCTAGTACTCCTTACAGCAGTCTTCAAATTAGGAGCGAAAAGGGTGCTGATGGTGCAGAGGAGTGGACTTTAAATTCTCGTCAACATGACCCTAAAACTATGTTGAGCTATACCGATGAGACTTCGCCAACTTTCTCAGGAAAAACCAAAACAAAATATACACATAAAGAGTCAGTTGCCCAATTTGCGATTTTTCCGCGTGGAGAGAACGGAAAACTGACCCAAAAACAGATTGAATGTATTGAGAAATCTTCGATGGCGAAGGGTAATGCTCAGATGATTTCAGATACCGGTAATACAATGTATGTCACTCCGGCTCTTGCCAGTTTGCCTGTGGTCGGTCCCGTTATTTCTGCGCTATGGTTCGGCCAAAGTCGTAAGGTTGCGGCTGACTTAGGTAAAGATATAGCTGACCGATGGAATGATTGCTAGGTGGAAATAAAAGCCCCTTACATACCAGAACCAAGAGTTAAGAATTTATCTGAAATAGTACTAATACCACCGGCTGAAATAATTCCTCCCACTACTTTAGGTGAACTGCCTTTTGGCTTCGTTCCCATTATTGATTTGCCTTGTGTTGTAGCGAGGGATAAGAAGACTGGAATAGGTGATGAGATGTTTAATGTTGACCCTAGAAATAACTTAACTCTGTGTGATCATGCTCCGGTAGTTGTTGTCGCAGCTAGTAGCGGCTCAATTGTTGAAGATATATCAGAAACAACTCCCAAACCAGAACCCCCAGTCGAATTACTAAATCAACTACAAGAGACACTAAATAAGGAAGAGTTAAACAATGAAAGAGAGGTAGTGAAAAAGAAGGATGGAAAGAAAGACAACAAAAAAGATACCAATGTAAGTCAAAATCTTGACCTCAACTCAGTTAATGAATCCAATAATACCGGTTTTATTACAGAAGTCTTGCCTTGTCCACCCTTAGATACACTTGCTAAAACTCCTATTGGGTCTTTAGGCAAAGGAGGTTTGGCAAGAATAAAAGGGTGGCAGCGAAGCGAGGTTACAGGTAAATGTGAAACAGTTTGGGAAGGACTAAACCCGTTAGAAATTGCAGGTAATTACGCGCCACAGCCAACGGTTCTTGTTAATACCAGTGCTATAGCTGTCGGATCAGTTGTTGCTGTTACTGCAATCGGTCAACCCATAGCAAAGTTCGTTCAGAAACAATTAAAAGGTCAAATAAAATCGTTTTCTAAAAAGATAACCAAGAAGTTATTAGCTATTCGGGGGAAGAAGGAGAAGATATTGTCCCTTTCTGAAAGGAGAAAGGCGCAGAAGGATCTACGAAAATAGAGTGCTTGTGATCTATGAGGGTTCCGGGCTTAGAAACTAATTCGATGTCGTGGCATAAAATTTCGTACTTAGTCCCTTTTTTAAATCTAACTCCACTCTTAAATAATTCGGAGCAGTGCTTTGCTCGTCCAAGCTCAAACGACATTCTGGCGTCTGCGTGTTTAGCGGAGAGCAAGTTAACGATATGCTTTTGACCCTCTCTGCACTTTCTTACGCTCTTCCGATCTAAATTCACATTCCAACTCAGGCTAACTCCGGGGCTAATTGCATAGTTCTTTTTCTCAAAACGTCTTGCAGTTCTGTAGCCACGAATCAAAGTTGGATCATCTACTTCACCATCACCTATCTCATTACCATTATCGTCAAAAGCTCCCTTTACATCTTTAGTTGAATATACCGGTTCGGGGTAGCTGTCGATCATAGGATTTGCCCCAGAAAAGCTGCTAGTTAAAAATGGCTGTATTACTAGCGTGTCTCCCTGACATTGGATTTGGTTTAAGGACAACGTATTTGTAAATTGTTTACTTGGCATATTCATTACACCTAGATTTGTGACAGATCCGGACGAGTTGCTAACGGGATTGTTAGTCATTGTGGTATCTGCAATTACAGGGCTATTTATTAACAACAGGCTTAATATTAGACCGCGTTTCATATTATATAGTCAGTTACTAAATGTAGACATTGTGTCTGTCACTGACTCCGTTATGATTGATCTATTCACTCTTACAAACGATTTTAGCCCCGGTCCTTGATAGCTTTCCAAAAGTTGAGTCGCTGCTCCTTGGGTGTGCATATTGACTGTAGGTTTAGTGTTAAGGTCAATCCCATAATGAGTAGTAGTAACTCCATCAACTGTGTGACTCCCTGTTGTAACAGTTTCAGGCAACATATCACCTGTTATTGATAAGTTTGTACCGTTAACTGTATATTCATAACCTGTCGAATATGTCCAAGATTCTATTAACTCTGTTGTATTTTGTTTGCTCTCAGTTCTTGCTGATGTAGACCCACTGTTAAATGATGGAATAACTGGGACCGCTTGTGCTGGTAGGGATATAAAGGCTATTAATAATAAATAGCGCATTAATTTCCAATCTCTAAAGAACTAGAAATACTACCGGTTACGCTAGATCCGCTTGCTCCGGGTGCGAGTGTAATTGTGCCTCCTGAGACTGATGTGATCGCAATTGACATTCCGTTATTTGAACCACCCGCGTATGAAATAACGTCACCACCTGTCGGCAATGTAGTTAAGCCACTATGCGTCAGCGATGCAGCCGAGGGTGTTGCTGATCCTTGAGAATACGATTCACTAAAACTCGTTGCCGCGCCAGAAAGTGTCTGACTATACGAACCGCTGCCAAGAGTAGCCGCAACTCCCGTAAGAGTTCCATCTGACGAGGCTGGCACATCCAAGTGCCCAAGGGCTGCGGATGTAATTCCCGTGCTCGACATTGAATAGACTGACGGAGTTGCCTTTACGTGAGAGTAAGCACCGTCAACAGTTCCTTGTGCGGTAGCTGTAATTTTGTGAACCATACCGGCTTGGGTAGGTACAGCTAGAAAGAAGAGAAGTAGTAAGCGTTTCATGTGAGGCGACCTGTTTGAGGATCAACTATTTTATTAGTAATTGGGTCAATTTTCGGTTCAACTGGTACTAATTTTATTGGGGTTTCTACTCTGATTGTTTGATAATTACCTGATTGATTAGCTAATAAGGCTTGTATCTCTTTTTTGTTCATAGGCTTTTCATCTGGGTTAA